CGGGCTGGAGATCTTTCTCGTCCCGACGGTTAACGGTACAACCTACCCGTCATGGACCGGAGACGGGACAACGGATTCCCCAGAAAATCAACTGTTCTACGTCGGCTTTGTCCCGCTGAAAGCAGCAGCGCAGGCGCAGGACGGCGTGCTGATGGGCGTTCCGCTGCCGAATGGCAAGTACAAGTGGGGCGTGCGCAATCGGGCCAATGTCGCGCTCGCCGCCGATGCCGGCGACATCTATTGGCGTCCGTGGGGTTATCTGGGCGACGAGGCGTAACTCGTAATGCCGTATTTCCAGATCCCGTCGCGAAGGACACGTAAGCCACTGGGATCGGCGCGGATTAATCCCTCCGTTGCGCCGTACATCAGTCTGGCGTGGCAGTTCACCGGATCTGGAGTTCTACAGCTTTCACCCATTGTCCAGACAATATCGTCGCCTTATCCGGCGACCGCGCCATTGCTTGCCGCCGGGATGTTGAATGGCGACAGCATACAAGGGCTGGCGAACGACGCAACGAATCGGTATATCGAGCTCGGCAATGCAGCCAATGGCGCGCTTGGCACGTCGGGCGGCTGGATGTTTGCGGTATTTAGGTCGGATGGTTTTACGTCGCAAACGTCTAGCATCAATGTCCTAGCGTCGAAGGGCATTCTGGTTAATGGAGCGCAAAGCGGCCCCGGAATTGCCGTTACAACTGCCAACAAGTTGGCATTCATCGCTGGCGGCAGTTCGATAACCAGCGCAGCGTGCATCAGCAATGCCGTCGTTAACGATGGGCAGTGGCACGCCGTGGTCGGCTCGCGGCCGGCGACCACGTTGCAGATGTGGCTGGACGGGACGAAGCAAACCGGAACGGATACCGGGACGCTTGCTGGCACCGCTTCACATCAATGGCGCGTGCTCCATGATGGTGACACAACGCCCGCAACAAACCGCGAATTCAATGGTGCCATCGCATTGTTGGCGATGGGAACGGGCGTCCTGCCGGATGCGTTGGCGGCTAAGTTATCGAGAAACCCGCAAAGCATTTTTACGCATGACCGGATCCGCCTCTATTTCGGCGCCGGCGGCGGGACGACGACGACCATTACCGAATCGGTATCGGCCCGACTCAAGGCGCGCGGCAGCGAAACCAGCGCACCAATCCGCACTGAAACCGTAGTAGCGCGCAGCAGAGCGCGTGGCACCGCCACTGTAACGGCGATCAAGGTCGAAGCCGTCGTCGCTCGGCGCAAGGCGCGCGCTACCGACAGCACGGCCGCCATTCGCACCGAAGCCGCCGTCGGTCGCGTCAAGGCGCGCAGCACCACGACCGTCGTGCATATCGACGCCGGCGCTGTCGTTCAGCCGGTCGCCGGTCGGCGCCGGGTCAGCGCCAGCGTCGCCGCAACGTCGATTCGCACCGAGGTTGTGGTCGCCCGCCGGCAGGCGCGCGGAAGCGACACCGTTACCCTGACCCGTACCGAATCGGTCGCTGCCCGCCGCAAAGTACGCGGCGCCGTCACGGCCGCGCCGGTCGTCGCCGGCATGATCACCGAGGCCGTCGCCGGGCGCCTGCGCGCGCGCGGTAGCTCGACGACGACGACGACGCGGATCGAGGCCGTCGCGACGCGCCGTAAGGCGCGCGGGTCGGCTGTCATCAACGGCATCCGCGCCGCACTGGCCGCCGGCCGCGCCAGGTTGCGCGCAGCCGTCGCCGGCGCGCCGTACGTCGCGCCGACGCTGCCGCTTGAGGTGCCGGAACCGACCCGGACGCTGAACGCGCAGGAAAGCCGCCTTGGTGCATCGCCGATCGCCGCCGATCCGCGCCGCCTGGGCGCGACGCCGACCCGCAAGGCGCCGCCACGGCTGGGCTGACGCGGAACGATTTTGCCTATTCGCCGCCGTCCGCGCTTGGCATCGTGCCGCTATGCGCGACCGCATCATCGCCGGCGACACGCTTGATTTCGTAACCACGCTGCCGGACTACCCGGCCAGCGGCGGCTACACGCTCAAGTATCGGCTGGCGCCGCGCAGCTCGGGCAGCGCGATCGACATTACCTGCACGGCCGACGGCGACGACCACCGCTGCGGCGCCGCGGCGTCGGTGACGGCGACTTGGGCGGCCGGCGAGTATTCCTGGTCGTGCTGGGTCGAGAAGGGCGCCGAGCGGTACAGCGGCACCGCCTACCCGTGGCGCGGCGAATGCACGATCCTGCCGAATCCGGCGACGACGGCGACCTACGACGCACGCACGCCGGCGCGCAAGGCGCTCGACGCGATCAACGCCGCGCTTGCGACCTACGCCGAGCGCGCGCACGTCATCGAGTACGAGATCGGCGGGCGGCGGATGAAGTTTGCCGACCAGGGCGCGCTGCTGGTCATGCGCCAACGTCTCGCGGCCGAAGTGGCGGCCGAGGACATCCAGGCCAAGCTCGCGGCCGGCCTCGGCGGCGGGCGCAAGCTGCAGATCCGGCTGTGACGACCTTCAGCTACCCGGAGAAGGGCAGTCGCATCCTGGCCGAGCACGCCCGGAAGATGCAACTGCAGCGCGCCATTGCCGCGCGCGCCGGTGCGCCGCGGCAGCGCAGCTTCGCCGGCGCAGCCGTCAACCGGCTGACGACTTCGCTGGAAACGTGGTCCGGCGCACTCAACGCCGACCTCGACAACGGCCTCGCAATCCTGCGCGCCCGCGCACGCACGCTCTGCGCCAACAACGAGTTCGGCCGCCGGTTCCTATCGCTGGTCTCAACCAACATCGTCGGCCACAATGGCCCGACGCTGCAGGTCCGCGCGACGATGCTCGGCGGCGCGCTCGACAAGGCCGCCAACGACGCGATCGAGGTCGCCTGGAAGCAGTGGGGCCAGATCTGCGAGCTGACCGGCAAGATGACGCTGGTGCGGTTGCTGCAGGTCGGCGCCAAGGGCGTCGCGCGCGACGGCGAAGCGATCATCCGCTTCGTCCGCAACCGATCGCTGCCGCACGGTCTCGGCCTGCAACTGCTCGAAGCCGACCGTCTCGACGAGACGATCAACGGGACCTTCAACGGCAACGACGTGCGCCAAGGCGTCGAGCGCGACAGCGCCGGCCGGCCGGTCGCCTACCACTTGCTGACCACGCACCCGGGCGACAGCTACAACCAGCAGCAACGCAAGACCGAGCGTGTGCTGGCGAAGGATCTACTGCACGTCTTCCTGCCGGAGCGCGCCGAACAGGTCCGCGGCTACACCTGGCTGCACGCAGTCCTGATGCGCTCGCACATGCTGCACGGCTACGAGGAAGCGGCCGTGATCGCTGCCCGCGTCGGTGCGTCGAAGATGGGCATCTGGACCCGCGACAGCGACGCCGCCGACGCGCTATCTGCCGTCGCCGACGCGCAGGACGCCAGCGGGAACCTGCAGATGAGCGCCGAGCCGGGCGACTTCATCGAGGCGCCGGCCGGCTACAAGCTGGAAAGCTGGTCCCCGGACTACCCGCACGCGAACTTCGAGTCGTTCCTGAAGGCGTGCGTGCGTGGCCTGGCCGTCGGTCTCAACGTCGCTTCGCACAACCTGTCCGGCGACATGACCGAGGTCAACTACTCGTCGGCGCGAATCGCCGAGCTGGCCGAGCGCGAGATCTGGAAAGAACTGCAGGAGTGGTTCGTCGCCGCGGTCATGCTGCCGATCTATCGCGAGTGGCTGGCGTCGGCGCTGTTGCGCGGGGAGATCACCTTGGCCGATTCGGGCAAGGCGCTGCCGGCCGACAAGTACGACAAATTCGCGACCGCCGCGCGGTTCCAGGCCCGGCGCTGGGACTGGGTCGACCCGCTCAAGGATGCGCAAGCATCGCGCGAGCTGATCGCAGAAGGGCTCGCTTCACGCACCGAGATCGCCGCCAGCAAGGGCCGCGAGTTCGAGGACATCGTCGACGAGCTGGCGCAGGAAAAGGCGCTGCTCGAGGCCGCCGGGCTGGACGTGAGCGAGAAGCCGGCGGCGCCCGTACCACAGCAAACCAGCGACAGCCAAGATCCCAGCAAGGAACCCGCATGAAGACTGTCACCGAAACCAAGAAGACCGGGCCGCAGTACCGCTTCTTCAGCGTGCGCAAGGATTCGATCGACGCCGAAAAGCGGACGGTCGCGCTCGCGTTCTCCAGCGAGACGCCCTACGAACGCTGGTTCGGCACCGAGATCCTCGACCACGACAAGAAGTCGATCCGCCTTGGCCGGCTGAACGACGGCGGCGCCGTCCTGCTCGACCACGACACCAGCAAGCACGTCGGCGTGGTCGAAGACGTGACCGTCGGCGAAGACAAGGTCGCGCGCGCCGTGGTGCGCTTCGGCCGCTCGCCGGAAGCCGAGGCCGCGTTCCAGGACGTGCAGGACGGCATCCGCCGCCACGTCTCGGTCGGCTACTTCATTCACCGCATGGTGCTTGAAGAGAAGAAGGCCGAGGGCGAGCAGGAGATCGACACCTACCGCGCGACCGATTGGGAGCCGTTCGAGATCTCGGTCGTCGCCGTCCCGGCCGACCCGACCGTCGGCATCGGCCGCGCGACCACGATGGAAGTGCAAACGCAGTTCGTCCGCTCGGTTGCGGACGAGCCGCAGAGCAGTGCGGACGGCAATCAGCCGGCCGATTCAACAACGGCGAATGCCGCCGCAAACATTAAAAGGGCCACCATGCCTGATCTCAAGAAAGACCCGGCGGGCGCCGCCGCGGAAGTGAACCCTGTCGAAGTCGAAAAGCAGCGCGTCAAAGACCTGATCGCCCTCGGCGAAGCCTACGGCAAGTACATCCAGCCGCGGGACATCCAGGACGCGATCATGAACGGCCGGAACATCGAGCAGTTCAAGGACTTCATCATGACCCGGATGCAGGCGCAGTCCGACGCCAACCCCGGCATCCTGATCGGCATGACCCAAGGCGAGAGCAAGCGGTACTCGCTGGGGCGCGCCGTCGCCGCGGCGATCACCGGCGACTGGACGAAGGCCGGCCTCGAGCTGGAAGCGTCCCGGGCTGTCGAGAAGATCTTCGGCCGCACGCCGGAAGGCTTCTACATCCCGGCCGACGTGTTCCGCCGCGACTTCAACGTCGGCACCGCGACCGAAGCCGGCAACCTGGTCGCAACCGACCTGCGCACCGACCTCTTCGTCGACGCGCTGCGCGCCAAGCTGGTCGCCTCGACGCTGGGGATGCGCATCCTGTCGGGACTCACCTCGAGCCTCGCGATTCCGCGCAAGTCGACGGCCAGCACGCTCGGGACGCTGACGGAAATCGGTTCCGCTTCCGAGACCGCGCCGGCCATCGCGCAAGTGAGCCTGACGCCCAAGCGCGTCGGCGCCTACGTCGAATACTCGAAGCAGGCGCTGCTGCAGTCGTCAATTCCGATCGAGAATATGCTGCGCGACGACCTGATCCAAGGCGCCGCCGTGCTGCTCGAAAACGGCATCATCAACGGCTCTGGCACCGCGCCGCAAATGACCGGCCTGCGCAACACGACCGGCATGGGCACCTCGACCGGCGGCACCGCCGGCGCCGCGCCGACCTGGGCGCTGATGGTCGGCCTCGAGACGCTGTGCGCGGCGGCCAACGCCGAGCCGGACCAGCTCGCCGGCTACCTGATGAACACGCAGACGCGCGGCAAGCTGAAGACGGTGCAGCGTGGCACCAACCTGAACTTCATCTGGGAAAACGGTGCCATGCCGGTCAACGGCTACCGCGTCGCGGTGACGAACAACGTGCCGTCGAACTTGACCAAGGGCTCCAGCACGACGGTGTGCTCGTCGGCGCTGTTCTCGTCCGACTGGTCGATGGCGGTGCTCGGCCTGTTCGGCGCGCCGGACGTGACGGTGGACCCGTACAGCTTGGCAGCGACCGGCCAGGTAAGAATTACCTTGAATCAATTTGCCGATTTTGGAGTTCGTCAACCGGGTGCTTTCGCCAAGATCGACGATCTGCTCTCGGCCTGATCTGCAGTAGCTGATTGAAGACCATGCGCGCCACTAGGATCGCTTCCGAAAAGACGGTTCCCGACCGTCCGGTGGCGCGCACCTTTCTCGGGGCCATTCGCGGGGAATGACGCATGGGAACGCTACGCTTTTTCAACCTGCAGCCGCTGCTCGAGCAGTTCGGCTGCCGGGTGCTGTTCGAGACCGGCACCGGCCTCGGTGACGCCGTCAAGTACGCGAGCTACTTCCGGCTCGACAAGCTGATCTCGGTCGAGATCCATCCGGCGCTGGCCGCCGAGGCGCAGGCCGAGATTGGCCGCGATCCGCGCGTGCGGATCGTCTGTAGCGCCAGCGAGACGGCGCTGCGCAGCGAGCTGCCGAAGATCCCGAAGTCGACGCCGATCCTGTTCTGGCTCGACGCGCACTTCCCGGGCGCCGACTACGGCCTCGGCGACTACGCCGGCGAGCAGGATCAGGATCGCCGCCTGCCGCTGCAGCGCGAGCTGGCGCTGATCGCTGAATTGCGCGCCGGCGCGCGCGACGTGCTGCTGCTCGACGACCTGCGCGTGTATGAGGACGGCGAGTACGACCAGGGGCCGTGCCCGGCCGAGGCGCTGCCGCCGCCTGCCATGCGCAACCTGGACTGCCTGGCGGCATGGGCTGAGACGCACGATGTCCGGCGGCTGTACCAGCACACCGGCTACGTCATGCTGCTGCCGAAGGCGTCCGGCGTGGTCCCGCTGCGCCAGGCCGCTTAGGTGATCGCCATGACCTGGAAAGCAAGCGATCCGCAACTCAACGAAGTGGAGAAGGTCCGCTACGACGTGGTGCCGTATGCGGGGATCAGCGGCTTCGATCTAGGCTGCGGAGCGAACAAGGTTTTCCCGCACTTCGTCGGCATCGACAACGGCGTCGACGCGACGCTGTTCAACGTCCAGATGCAGCCGGACTTCATCGCCGACTGCACCAAGCTGCCGCAGTTCGCCGACGAGGCGACCGAGTGCGTGTTCTCCTCGCACCTACTCGAGCACATCGAGGACTATCGCGCCGCGTTGCGCGAGTGGTGGCGGCTGGTCAAGGTCGACGGCTACCTGGTGCTGTACCTGCCGCACCGCGACCTGTACCCGCGCATCGGCGAACCGGGGTCCAACCCGGACCACAAGCACGACTTCGCGCCTGACGACATTCTGGACGCGATGCGCGAGATCGCCGGCGACGCCGACGCGATCGTCAACGAGACGCGCGACGGGATGCGCGAATACTCGTTTCTGCAGGTCTACCGGAAGCTGCCGGCCGGCCGCGGTTGGAACGAGTCGTGGCTGGCGCCAAAGCCGGATAAGACCGCCGGCGTGGTCCGACCCGGAGCCTACGGCGACGCGATCTGGTCGTCGTCGCTTACCGCCGAGCTCAAGAGGCAGGGCTACCACGTCACGCTCTACACCGGCCGCGCCGGGGCCGAGGTCTGCGCCGCCGATCCGAACGTCGACCGGATCATCCGCCTGCACGACAACGCCTTCCCAACCGACGCCGACTGGATGCTGTACTACCTCTGGGAGTCGCGCAAGTACGACCGCTTCCACAACCTCGTCGGCGTGGTCGAGGTCGACCTGCTGCCGCACCCGCACGACGTGCGTTACCAGTGGCCGGCGGCCGTGCGCCACAAGCGCATGAACGTCAACTACCTGGAGGCGATGCACGAGATCGCGCAGCTTCCTGTCGAGCGGTACGAGCAGCGGTTCTACCCGACCGCCGAGGAACGCGCATGGGCCGTCGAACAACGCGCCAAGCTATTCGCCGGGCCGCTGGTCGTCGTCGCGCCTTGTGGTTCTGGCAAGCCGAAGACCTGGCCGCACGTCCAGCAGTTCATCGACCTGATGGCCGCGCGCGATGTCTACACGCTGGTGCTAGGTGATCTGCGGCAGGAGCTGGTTGCCAAGAGCCGCTACCAGGCGATCATCGGCAAGGATCTGCAGATCCGGCAGGCGATGGCGCTGGCGCAGTGCGCCGACGTGGTCGTCGGCACCGAGTCGGCGCTGGTCAACGCGGTCGCCAACGAACCGATGCTCAAGGTCGTCCTGCTGTCGCACTCGTCGCCGGAGAACCTGACGAAGCACTGGACGAACACCATGTCGGTGCAGCCGGAAGCGATCAAGTGCTACCCGTGCCACCGGCTGCACGTCGGCTTCGAGTTCTGTACCAAAGACGCGGAAACGGGCTTCGCGGCTTGCCAGGCGGCCGTAGGCGCCGAGCTGGTAGCGGATGCCATCGCGCCGACGCTGGACGCGCTGCAGCGCGTGCGTGAGGCCGCCTGATGCCCTTCACCGAAGACCTGTCCGCATTCTGGGGGCCGAACGATCCCGGCGTCGTGGCGCTGGTGATCAACGCCACGACCGTCTACGGCCAGCTCGAGCACGAGATGGAC